TCGGACTGCTGTACCAGTCGCTGCGTGAGCGGGTCGTTTGGCCTTGCGTCTGCCATCTGCCGCAGCGTTTCCCGCTGAAACTCAACCTCGCGGAGGCGGCGAGCGATCTGGCCGGACTCGACGCCAGCGTCAGACAGGTTCTGCGTGGCGCGGGCCATGCGGTTGTTCATTGTGGACTGCGGGTCCACTGTCCGAGTGAATCTTGCTGCGTCAGCCTGCCTAATAACATCGGACTGGCGAGCCCGCGCCTCGTTCACGCGCCGCTCGGCATCTGCGATCCTGCGATCACGCTCGATCCGGCCCGCGTCTGTGCTGGGGTCTTCCCGCTGCGCGGCCTCAAGGTCGGCAGCAGCGGCGTCAACGACCTTGGCGAGCCTATTAAGTTCAGCCTGGAAAAGCCTCAACCCAGGAACGCCTGCCTGGATGGCGTCAGCGACGTCCTTTTGGGCCTGCTCGATCGCCGACGATGCCTCATTGGCCGACTCAAAGATGGTGCGAATTGCCTCATCGGCACGCACATTCTCTGGCAGTCGGAGTGACTCCAGTAGCGCATTTAGCCTGTCTAGCTCCGCGGCCGAAGTGCGCTGCTCTCGTGACGCAAAGAACCCATTGCTCGCTACGCCTGGTCGAGAAAGCTCTGCAATTCTCGTTTCGAGCTCCCTCCGCAGGACAGCCAGGTCGAGCCCGCGCCCCAAGAAGTCGGCCTCCTCCCGCCGAGTCCGCTCTTGCTCTCTCTGGACCGCCGCCTGCCCTGCGGCGCCGGACCCGCCAGACGCCGCTGCGGCAGCGGCGTCTGAGGCTCTTGCGGCTCCAAGCCTGCGAATCGAGTCCACCACCCCCTGCTGGATGTCTTCGGCCGATACCGTGCGGGCTGCTGCCGCCCTGGCCGCTTCTCGCTCGCGCTGCCTAGACTCCTCGATCTGCCTCGCAAGCGCAACCCGCTCGCCTGGGTCAACCGTAGCTTCGAGCGCCCTCTGCCTTGCCGCTTGAATCCCACGCTCGCGCTGGACCGCCGGGTCAAGATTGGCGACCCGACCCTCGCGAATCTGCTGCTGCTTGTTCGCAATGTCTTCGAGCTCTCTGGCAAAAGCCCTCGCCTCTTGCGCGGGACCAGAAAACGCTCGGCTTGCGATGGAGTCGCCGAGCGAGCGAAACGCTTGAGCCAGTTCCTCTACGAGGGACTTCTGTCGCGAGAGAGCATCGTTTAGAGCCTTGACCTGCTCCTCTGAACCAACGCCCGCGTTGTACCACTTGATCAGCGCTGCGACCAACTGGCCGCCGATGGCAGCCGATATGCCGACGATAAGGCCAGTCGTGCTGCCGGTGATAAAACCAAGCTGCGAGATGTTATTGCCAGCAGCGCGAATACGCTGATCCAGACCGCCTGTGACGCTGAAGAAGTCTTCGATTGCGAACGCGGCCTGTTGCAATGCGAGCGACGCCCTGTCTGCGCCACCCCTGGCAACGTCCCCGGCGCGGTTCAGTCTGTTTCTGACGGCCCTCTCGGAGCCATCGCCGGCAACCGAAAGAAGGCGAACCAGTTCTTCTGTCAGGAGGCGGATTTCCCGCCGCCCCCGCTCTGTGTCCAATGCGCCACCGTCGAATAGCGCGGCAGCGCGGACGCGGAGTGCATCTAGGGCGGCTAGAACAGGGCCGCGAGCCTCTTGCGCAAGGCCCGCAAGTCGCCCTTGCACGAACTCAATCTGACTGCCGATCGCACGAAGCGACCGCTCGTCAGTGCCAAGCCCAAGCCCTGCCGCGCCTGCGCCGCCAAACGACTCTCGGAAGGTGTTTCCGATGTCTCGCCTCGACGCCAGCGCGGCGTTCACGTTCGCGACTTCGCGGCTGAGTCGCCTCGCCTCTTCGGCGGTAAATCCGACTCCCGCGCGGGCCAGATTTTGGAACCGCGTCGTCAGCGCATCGACCGCCGGCCCGACCGTCTCGCGGAGCGGCTCCGCAAGGCCGCCAACACGGCGACGCAAAACGTCGATCTCGCCGCCGAGGTCGTCGAGCACACGCTGGCGCGGATTGCGGTTGCCGGTGAGCGGAAAAGCCTGACCCTGCGAAGACAGCAGGTCTGATTCCTGCTGGTTGACGACAAGCAGGCGAGATGCCGCCGCCGCCCTGGCCGCGTTTGGCGTGTCCCTAGCGGCTTCGGCTTCCGTAAGGATGTTAAGAAACCCGTCGGCGATACGCCTGCCAAGCTCTTGCTGCCTCGCTTCGAGCGTGTCGGCCGCGGCTTCGGCTGGCGTCAGAATGGTGAGGAAACCGTCGCCGATACGCCTGCCAAGCTCTTGCTGCCTTGCTTCAAGTGTGTCGGCCGCCGCCTCAGCCGGCGTGATGATCGTCAGAAAACCGTTTCCAATGCGCCGACCCAACTCTTGCTGGCGAGCCTCCACCGTGTCGGCCGCCGCCTCAGCGATCGTAATAACTGTTAGGAAGCCATTGCCAATGCGTCGGCCGAGCTCTTGCTGCCGAGCCTCGACCGTGTCGGCCGCTGCCTCGGCTGGCGTGATGATCGTCAGAAAACCGTTTCCAATGCGCCGGCCGAGTTGTTGCTGGCGTGCCTCGATCGTGTCGGCTGCCGCCTCGGCTGGCGTGATGATCGTCAGGAAACCGTTGCCGATTCGTCTCCCAAGCTCCTGCTGGCGAGCCTCCACCGTGTCGGCGGCAGCCTCTTGGGGGGTGATAATAGTCAGGAAGCCGCCGCCGATCTTTCGCCCAAGTTCCTGCTGGCGTGCTTCGATCGTATCCGCCGCTGCCTCGGCTGGCGTGATGATGCCAAGGAAGCCATTGCCAATGCGCCGGCCGAGTTGTTGTTGCCGAGCTTCGATCGTATCTGCCGCTGCCTCGGCCGGCGTGATGATCGTCAGGAAACCATTTCCAATGCGCCGGCCGAGTTGCTGCTGGCGCGATTCAAGAGTGTCTGCGGCTGCTTCGGCTGGCGTGAGAATATTCAGGAAGTTGCTGGCGATGTCCCTTGCGAAGCTCTGAATCCCAGCCTGCCCGCCGCTCGCCGAAACGCCGGCCGAAAGCCTGTCTAGGACTTGGTTCAACTGCTGCGCGTTCGCTGTACCAGCCGACACAGCATCGGATACCCTTGCGGCGATGCCGGCGAGCCCTTGCAGCCCCTCTTGCGCCGAGGCTGGAAGCCGCCGGTACTCAGCGGAAAGCTCCCTCGCCCTAGCAATCGCACGCTCTTCGTCGGTGCCGGCTTGAGAGCCAAAAAGCCCAAGCCCGCGAGACTCACGCGGCTGCGTGGCAACAGCAAGCTCGCGAGAAGCCTGCCTAGACAGCGTGATCTCTCTCTCAAGCTGATCGTTGATTCCGCGAAGTGCGGCAATCTGGCTGTTGTACGCAGCCTCGGCCGCTGCTGCATCGCCGCTGCGAGTGACGCGAATTCGCTCTAGCGTGGCGAGGAGTGTTTCGGCCTCTTCGGCGGCCTGCCGCTGTCTGCCGACAAGTGCGGCGACGCCACCTCCCTGAATTGCCTCCGGCGAGAGCGAGGCGGCCTGCCGCTGCAATTCAGCGGCCCTCGAAGCCTGCGCTACGAACGCCGGCTGCTGAAAGCGAAGCTCGGCTCCGCTTGCTAGGCCAGACACAAGCGAATTAGACTCTGCAAGGCGTCGGATTGCCGCCGCAGTTACTTCGACTCGACGCTGGACTCCAGTGAACGATCGTTCGCTTACGCTTCCGAACGTGTCGATCGCTGTTTCGAGCAGCTTGACCTGGCGTTGCGCCTGCACGAGCGCCGGCTGAAACTCACCGGCCACGGCCGCAGAAAGCTTGGTCGTCTGCTGTGCGGCTCGCTCTAAAGGCTTCGCAACCTGCTCGCTCGCGCTAACAAGCTGCCGAAGCTGGAGAACCTGCTTCTCTGTGCGGAGATTAAACTCCAGGCCAGCAGCAAACTGCCGCTCCAGTTTTTGAAGCGGCGTAAAAATCTTGTCAAACGACGCACCGGCAGCGTTCGCCGACCGCGTGATCGACGCATTGAGCTTATTGGCGAACTTATCTACGTCGCCAACCGCGCCGGACAGCTTCCTCGACAAGTCCGACGTATTCGCCGTGACGATCGCGGAGATTTTGCCGATGTAGCCGTTTGCCATCCTTGGCTCACTGTTGGAGTTTCATCAACTCTGCGAACATCTGTTCCTGCGACTGTCTCGGCTTCTTGCTGGCGGGGATGAACACCTCTTCCTCCGGCACCCGCTTGTAGTTCCCACTGGCGGCCATGATGACGCGGCAAATCCGCGCCGTCTGACGCCAGGGGTTCTCCAGCGGATACCGACGGTCGAACTCGGCCCAGGTGGCGAGCTCGCGACTGTCAACCTCCATCAGCAACCTTCGCACCGACATCCCTAACGCAAGGGCGAGCCGGTACTGAAACAACTTCTCGGGGCGAAGGTCTAGGCTTCCCCCAACTTCTCAACCGCCTCCGGCGTGAACGCATTCAGGCTCCACGCCTTGTCGAAGAGCCGGTTGATGACCGTGCTCGACTTCTTGCCGAGCTCCTCGATGTCGGCGTCCTCGAACAGCCGCGCACCGCTCTCATCACACAGCGTCTTGACGAGGAACCGCAACCTGAAGTTCTTCATCTTCTGGTCGGCGTAAGACTCCTCAAACGCCTCCCGCTCCAGCCCGCTGATCGTCCGCAGGTACACCGTGGCGTTGTTCCACTCAGGAACGCTCACCGCCTCGGTCTTCGTATCATTGATGGACAGGATGTCCTTCTTGCTCAGAGCCACAAATAGCACTCCAAAGGGGGAAGAAAACCTAACTAGCCGTGTACGTGGTCACGCGGAACGAAGCGTTGCCACGCACGATGTCGCTAACGCCGGCGCCTACAGAGCCACCGACTGCGATTGCATTCAAAGACACGCTGTATCCAGGCGAGTTGAAAAGCAGCGTGCCGCGCTTGCCTATGATTGGTCGAAGCGTCTTCGTGGCGGTGCCGCAGACAAACTCAATCTCGACCGCGCCGTGGTCCGTCCAGTCGCCAGGCACGAGGTGCAGGACGGCGGTCGCGGTGTGGTTGACCGGAGTCAGATCGACAACCTCGGCCTGCGGCTCAGTGACGGACAACTGCGTCACGAGAAACGTGACCGCGCTGCCGCCACTGGCCGGCGTGAAAGTACAGGTTGCCCCTTGAGCTACAAACCCAGCCACGTCGCGTTACGCGACTCGGAAGGTCGCGCTCCCAGAGATAAGGGCACCAACGGAGCCGCCGATTGAGGCGTTCGCGAGCGTCGCGTTGCCGCTGAACGAAAGCGGGCCGGCGATGGTGAGCGTGCCGGACGTGCCAGCGGTGAGGATGACGTTCGAGATATAGTCGATCGTGACCTCGCGGTCGGTGGCAAAGCCGCCGACGTACTCCCGCCGGCCGTTCTGGGGGATGCCGAGGTGCGAGCCGTCGATGAGGTCTTGCGTGTCATTGACCTGAACCGAGGTGACGACGAGCGTTCCAGACGCCGTACCAGTGGCGGTGGTGAAGGAAAAAGTCAGTCCCTGTGCTGAAATGCCAGCCATGTAACACGCCTCCTTGCGTGAAGTCTTATCGCGTAGGTTTTACTGCGTGGACTCTTGCCACCGAATCTGAAACAGTTGCCTGACCTCGTAAGCCGGCGGAAGCTGTGCTCCCACGGCCGTCGGGTCGAGGTAGTCGTCCGTCTCGGACACTAGCCTCATATCTTCGATTGTAACCCCGGCGAGCGTGCCGGTGGCTCCATCCAGCGCAAGCCGAACCTCGTCGCCAAGACGCCTCGCGGCGTCGTGTGACAGCGCCCACGAAGCCACCTGAAGGCTTACCAGGGGCAGGAACATCGGCCCAGAAAGGTGGGACTCGCGTGTGATGTTCTGCCGCTTGTAAACGATGAACGGGAAGCCGGCCCCGTTCGGGACGGCGATCGGAAAGACGTTCATTCCGACGTACTGAGCGACGCCGGGGGCTCCGACGAGCTTGTGGTAGACGTAGTCCTCGGGCTTGACCAGCATGGCTACCTCGTGAGCTTGTTGATCTGGACGTTGATCGCGGCCTTGAGGGCATTCAGGGCGGCCGGAGACGCCTGTTGAATTGCCTTCTCCATCGCGTGGCTCGGCTTCATGGCGCCATACGTGTCGCCGGAGGCGAGGTAGTACGGCCGCGTGCCGCCCCTGCCGTCTGGCACAAACGCACCCTTGCCGCTCTTGCGCTGGGCGACGTTCTTGCTGCCCATCAAGAAGTAGTAGCCGCGGCCCATCTTCTCGAATTTCTCGTTGTCGAACGCGAGGCCACCTCGCTCGTTCGCCACGCGGTTCATCTTGCCGTTGATCGACTGATGGACGTTGACATAAGTGCGTCGCTTCTGCGAACCAGGCTTTCGCCGGCCGGTCCCAAATTCATAAAGCCAAGCGTGGTTACCCGCACCCTTCTTCAGCACGTCCCACTCGTCGGTGTTCACGACGTGGATCGGGCCGGCGACGGCGATGCCGACGCCTTCGTACTTCTTCTTGCCGGCCTGCACCCGCACGCTTCGCTTCAGGTTGCCTGTGACGTCGCTGATATTCGACTTGTAGGCGGCCATGACCGGCGCAGCGGCCTGCTTGGCTGCGTCCGTCAGGGGCTTCGTCGCGTCGCGGCCCATCGCGGTCGCAGCCCGAAGCAGCGATCTGGCGAGGTCGCGGACGCCGGACGTCTGGACAGTGACGAACCCGCCGGCCCGCTGAGAGCCTGTCTGTCCGTCTCCAACGTCGCGAGGCAGCGTGCCTGGAATATTGACAGCCATGCTACGTCACCTCCCGCGCCAGAATCTCAAGGTACTCCCGACCGCTGCGGTCCACGACGCTTGCGATCTCCATCGTTCGGCCTCGCCAGAGAACGCGGTGCAGGTGCGTCACGTCCGATCGGAAGCGAATGCGGATGCGGTGGGTCGCGATCACGTTCGCCTGCTGGGCTTGCAGGATGTCGCGGCTCGACAGGCCGCCGACTTCAGCCCACACGGTGGCGACAGTGGTATCCCAGTTCAGCGTCGCCTCGCCGGAGAGGCCACGCTGCTCGTTCGGCGCCTTGATGGTGATTCGCTCGGAGAGCTTTCCGATAATCACGTTACGGTGCCCTCGCCGATGAGAACGACGTCGTAGGTGCCGCCGACCGTGCCGGTCACGGTCACACCGCCGGCAGCAAGGCCGGCGGCCGACGGGTCGCAGTGAACAGCGGCAGCGCCGGCGGCGACGGACGTGATAGGCAGCCCGCCCACCGTGATTGCCGAAGCGCCTTTGTTTCTGATGTAGGCGACCTTGACCGCGGTGATCGTTACCGTCGCCGGCGAGCCGTCTCGTGTGTCGGCGAGGGAGGCGAGATTGAGTGTTTCGGATGCGCCTGACAGCGTGCGGGTAGCGCTCCACACAACCTGTGCCTGATTTGCGCCTGTGCCGTCGGCGATTGACGCGGCGTATGAGACGGGAGTCGCACGCAGCGACCGCGACAGGTCGCCGCTCGACGATTCGTGAGCCAGGATCGACAGCGTCAGTTGTGCATTCAGCGGCATTTCATGCCCCCATTACATAGATTTCGTATTGCTGGCCTGCTGTACCGCCGATGCGGAGGATGCTCCCGCCGCTCGTCGTCGCGAAGCCGCTTGAATTCGGGCACGACAAGAGCATCGACCCGCCCTCGCGGATCGGATACCCACGCAGCGTCAGGCTTCCGAGGTTTATCATTGGCGAGAAGTTCCACGACGTGACGTCCTGCCTGAACACGCTGAATTGCGACCCCGTCCAGCCCGCCGACAAGGCGATCTGGCTCGTTGCCGATAGGTTCTTCACCGCGAGCAGCTTGACGGCCGAAACGCCGATGGAAGCGAAGTCGATCTCGTCAAAGCCTTCCGCCGGGAACGCCCTACGGTCGCTCCATACCTTCGTGCAGTCGCCAACATCGACGTTGAACTCGATCGGATGCTCTTCCACCGCCACCGACAGGCCGCTCGTTGTCGCCCGCCGTGCGGTGACGCGAGCTCGAACCTGTGCCGTGACGCTCATCGGTAGCCGCCCCAGCCGCTCGCCGCCAGCAGCGTCTCGAACGTCTGCGGCACCGGAAGCACCTGCGAATA